TCTTCTGTAAAGTTTTTCTGTAATCCATTACCATTCCAGTTAACTGCATCTGCCTCTCCATAAAACTCTGACCCTACAAAATATGGATATGCGGGATTACCTGTAGTTCCTGTAATAGTTGTAAAATAACAATATGTTCCATTTGGATATTCTGGAGTTACGCAGAATCTACCATTATAACGATCTAAATCACCTAATCCTTCCACATACTCATAATCTTCAATATAAGTCCCTAGAGGGTCACTGAGACCGCTTAGAAGAGCATCTCTGCTAGTCTTCACTCTGTAACTACTTCTAATACGTTTATATGCATTAAATGGTGCACTATTCTCAGGATCCTCATATCCGTAAGGTCCGTATATTGGATGTCCGTCATATGCCCAACCAATAATCGGGGAGTGTAGTGTAGGAGGTAATTCCTGCAAATCTCCGTTATTGTCAATACCAATACTGTCTTTGAGTAAAAATCGTAATTGCTTAGGATTATATAAGTATCCGTACTCTCCTCCGTAAATCAAATAGTTCTCACCTTGGAAAGACGCACCACCAAATACATCAGTAGTCTTAGGTGATACAAATGTACTACTATTCAATTCTAATCCTGTTGCTGCCTGATTAACAGATAGTTCTGTAAGTTTAGTTTGGAATACTGCACCTGAGCCAGGATATACGATACTGACCTGTGTAGCACCCGCAGTATATCCAATACCCTTACTAGACACTGTAATACCAGTAACAATATTTGTGGTTAGGTCAACAGTAGCAAACGCAGTTGCACCAATACCATCTCCAGTAATTACAACATCAGGAGGACCGAAGTATCCACTACCACCAAATGTAACAATTATACTTTCTATCTTTCCATTAATTATTGATGGATACGCAACAGCACCACTACCACTGATTAGATTGATTGTTGGTTCATACGTATGTTGCGATCCTGCGTTTGTTATGGTAATACTATCTACAGGACCTCTGCAGACTGCTGTAGCGGTTGCTCCTACTCCGCCACCACCTGTGATGCTTATGGTAGGAACACTTGTATATCCCACACCACCATTTACAATATTAATACCAGTTACAGTTCCATCCGTAATTTGTGCAGTAGCATACGCTTGGTTTCCGCTTGTTGCTCCTCCACCTACAATAGAAACGCTCGGTTGAGTTGTATATCCCGCACCACCACTCGTAACGTTGATAGCAGTTACGGAACCTGTTATGACAACATCCGCAGTTGGAGCTAAACCTTCATACTCCCAATCAATTAATCCAACAGTTTGTATACCTACAGTGTGTAATGGATACACTGTTGCGGAAGATCTAGCAGGATTGAGTGCTTTGTACCTTCTTCCTTGATATACTACTCTTGTACCAGACGCATATGCAAAATCTAATTTATAATCTGGTTCAAACTCTACAGTAGGAGGGTTAGTGATATCATATCCAGATCCACCATTAATTTTTTCAATAGATTTTATACCACCGTATTTTTTTGTACTTTCAGACTTAAATGAGAATAGTGGGACTCCATTTGAACCAATACCTATTTGTCCAATAGGAGTATCGGTTTTTTGCGATTTGATGCTTGGTGCAAGAGGAATACGCTTCAAATATCTTTGATTGCCAGGATCTAGGTCACCTGTAGCAAAAGGTCCTATCTTATGACTTGGTATTCCTGTACTAGCGACTATTGCGTTAGTAGATGATTGATATGTGTTTTGTACGTCTGCTGTTGTATCTTTAATTGCTAAATTTATAGAATTGTCATCAGAACTACCAAAAACAAATTCTCTTGCAATAAAAAACTCAAATCCAGAAATACCGAAAGCAGGAGAGAAAGAAAAGATAAACTCAAATGTAAATTCATCAACAATACCAACTACAGTGTGAATGTTGTTGTAAATGTCTTCTGGAGCGTTTAATATTCTTACATTGTCGTCTCTGACCAATCTATGCTTCTCTTTGGTCACAACAGTGCATCTAACCGATCCATTGCTTGCGGGTGCTCCTAGGGTCGCTGAATCGCCTCTGAGGGCACGTCTAACATTGTATATGTAACTATCCCATATAGGATCGAGACTATCAAAGCCAGGTGCAGCGGGAGTAGTGACTTTTGAGTCTGGTAAGTAGTATTTTCCACCACCATTCAATATTACACCTCTAGTACCACCAAATATCTTTAATTGTATCTCAGATCCATCTACATTCGATAAACCGTAAATTTTGAACGCAGCAAACACTTCTTGCCCTGCATCATGTGCTACATTGCTTGTATTTTCTCTTGCACGGTTACAACCGATGAATTGTGTAACTGTTTTATCAGTATAACTGATTATTTCGTCTTCTATCCTAAATTTACCATTTGTTTCAGGCCATCCTAGTGTAGAATCGACTGTAACAACATTATCGGTTAAATTAGCACCTAAATCTTGAGATAAGACCGTTTTATACGGAGTTACAAAAGTTCCGAATGAATTATTAGTGTCAACGTCAATTTCATAGACTGATCCGTTTGCTGTAAAGACTTCTACAACTCCTTTTACGTAAATTCTTGCAGCATCGACATTTGGGTCGTTTGGATCCGCATCTTGGTACAAAACTTGTCCTACAAGTTCGATTGGGTCTCCAGAAACAGGAACTGCACGAATAATTTCTCTAGAAGTGTAAAATGCGTCACTAGGTTTGAATATTCGCTCTCTAGGATAAGATACTTGAGACTCTACGCCAAAAAGTGCTCTTAAAACAAATTGGAATGACCTACTTGTGCCTTTTGCCGAGTAAAAGTCCTTAATACGCTTAATTACGGTGCTTTCTGTAACACCAGTTGCAAGATTCTTCGGAAATGTGTTTAAAAACTGCTCTTTGAACTTTCCAAGCATGTAAAGCGGGAAAATATTGTTCAAATTGACAACTTCAGTGCCTAAAGTGTGTTCAGTAGCAGTTGTTGACTCAAATCTATACTCATCTTGCAGTCCAACTGCTCTTACAGCGTTAAAACCTCTTCCACAGTTCTCAAATAACGTTGCACCCTTGCTTTGGTAGTAAATTATCTCGTCATTTATCAATAAAAGTCCTTCTGACGGAAAATCACGTGTAGATTCAACGTCAATCGTTGTAGAAGTAGTTGTAACTGCGGAAATTAGTGTTGTAGTAGTAACTAATTCGCCATAATTGTCAATATTATAATAATCTGCCCAGTTTTGAATTATATCGAAGCAATATCCTTTTAATTCTTGTGACTTATAGTATTCTCTGACAAAATCAATAAACGTAGGAAACTGATCCCTTACAAAAGAAGGAAATTGTCCTGCGATATTGGTTGATATTTTGGATCTCGACTCTGGACTGACTTCTGACGGTACAGGCGGTTGTGTAACCGTTGTAGTGGGCGTCGTCCACGATCCAACTCTCCAAGAACTACTTGTCATATTAGATTAATAGCTAGATTCTGGAATTACACCTGTTCCAGAAAGATTTGAACCACTACTGATAGTATCTTCTACTACAGTAATTACTGAGTTATCTATACCCAGTGTAATATAGGTTTCTCTGAGAGAAACAAGGTCATTTGACTTAGGCACTGCTTTTAGTTGTAACGTATTGTTTGCTACAGCAGTTGATTGTATGATTAAATCATTAATTACAATTTCACCCATATCATAATCAACAGATCCCCATAATCCATCAATGTATTCAAACTCACCAGTTCCTTTAACGTAATAAAGTCTTAATGTGCCCGCACCATCATCATTTAGATAATAAGTATTGATATCATCACCTACAATCTTGAATCCACTAGAGATAATAGCGGGATCTGTAGATGTTTGTTGATTAACTCTGTTTCCATAACAGATTTTGTAGTTCACACGTTGGTTTAGATCAACTGTAATATTCTTTCTCATCATTATACGAGTAATATTACTTGTAATTGACCTTTCTGAATCGTCAATAATGTTCTGTGCCTTAGAATACTTGAACTTACCACCAAATTTATTGAACTCACCACTAGAATTAAGTGCAGTTAGTGTAGTAATCACAAGATTTTTGATTTCTGCAGGAGTTCTGCGTGTATTATTGGGGTTGTAATACACAAAACTCACCAAATCTACGTATAATATGGATGGATCAATGATTGTAGGTTGAATTGCAGCAACAGAATACTCTCTGAGCTTCTTTAAAACGGAATTTTTCTCAGAAAGTGACAATTTATCAGCGTTTTTTGGTTTGATTGCCAAAAATACCTTACCAAATTCGGGAGGTTCCGCTTCTTCTCCACCATAACATGCGATTGATGACACGTTTGGATAGACTTGAGGTATGATTGCCTCATAATCCTGTGTAGAAACTGCTCTACCGAACGCAGAATAGAATTTTGGTGCACCAAATTTGATAGATTCCGTAGTTTCTGGTTCTGATCCTCCGTCTGGGAACGAAACTGCAGTAATTGTAATGCCAGAAGATATCGAGTTTCCTGCATTATCACGATATGTTCCAATATTTTCAAAAACTTTTAGTCCGTTTGCTCCATTTCCAGATGATGTTGTATATCTTACTGTTACAACATCGCCATTTGTGAGTGCTTTTCCTATAACTCCGTCACCAAATAGTATTTCTGGTATTTGATATTCACTTTCCTCTAGGAAAAATACCTTAGAAGTAGAATCAATCTTAGTAATATCTGTTGCTTGTAGGTATTTTTCTGTAATTGTACCAGAAGTTACCTCTACAATCATGCTTGTAGTGTCAACTTTATCGTTTGTAAGTATAAATCTCTGTCTCTGTGTAGTATCTTTTACAAAAGTATCTGTTAAAAACAGACCTTCAAACAAAACTGTGTTAGAAAATGTTGCAATTCCTGTCAAACTATCTACAGATTGCGATGTATCAGTCGGAACTGAGAAAACAAAGTTGTTATTATCCAATCCTGTGAAGTTCAAAACCAATCCTGCAGAGATTGTGACTGATTTTGGGTAAGGAAATGGTGTTTGTACTGCAATGTCAACTGTAGTGCGTGCTGATCTTGCCGATTTTGGTGTATAACCAATCATTCGAGCAAGTTTTACAACGTTTTCACGCAAAACTGCCGTCTCTAGGAACCCTTCATTGACTGCAAGGTTAGCATTTACCGCTGTATAGTACGTATTGTATGCTAATGTGTCAATAAGCACTGTCAAAGACGACCCTTCAAAGTCATAATCACTAAATTGATCTTGACTTCTTAGATATTCTTTGATTTGTGCCTTGATTTGGTTAAATTCAAGGGCATTGACTTGATTAAATGCCATTATGGTTTAAATGCTACACTGATATCATCAAATTTAGGTGACATACCTAATATTAAATAACTAACAGAACAGTTCAACTCATTACGATCTGGTTCAAAGTCAACATCTACAGATACTGCTGTAACTCTAGGTTCGTAGATCTCAACTGATTGCTCAATTCTATTCTTTATCTCTAGTTCCATAGTAGGAGTAGAGTTCTCAAATAATAATCCTATTATGTTCCCACCGAAGAATGGGTCAAATGGTTTCTCATAGAAATTGTAAAGAACAATATTCTTGACTGATTCCTTTATTGCAGCTTCGTTCTTAAGTGCCAAAATATCGTTGGTCACTGCATTCTTTTCAAATGTTAAAGAGAAATCCCTAAAGGATTTCGATATCAAAGACATCTCGAACGAAACAATTCTTTATCAATTGTTATTTATACTCGTTTCTCGAAAGGTTTACGTTTCTTACCCTGTCTATCACTACGAGGATCGGTAATTAAGTATCTACAGTACTCATTACCATGATCGTAGAAGTGATCAGACATGTCGACAGGAATGTTAGCATTCCTTTTACCATCTACAATTCTATTTGCCTTGGCCACGATACCTCTTCTTTGCCTTGTTCCTAGACGTGGCACTATACTTCGTGTGTTGACCACGACCTTGTGCTGTTTTCTTTGGTTTCGATTCGATACTGTTTCCAGTGTTCCATGTCATTGCCATAAATTAATTCATCCTGCGAATACGTTTGGTGATCCTGCTGCAACTGATGTGCAACCAGATATCCCATCTCCTACTCTACCACAACCTTTGCCATTTACAAAGACTGTTGAACTTCCTGTAGCTATTGATGCTGAGTGTGGAGGACACACTGGAGCAGGAGGAGGAAAGAGATGAGTTGTATTACTATCTCCCTGACGAGAGATACCGATACCATTACAAAAGACATCAGAGGAACCTTGTGCTCTGGTCATACCAGAACAATGAGTTACGTCTGCGTCACCTATACGGGTTACTGCGGGCATTACTTTCTCTCCCTTGATGCGATGATTCTTAAGTATTCTGAATATTTGCTCATTGTGACATGATCATTGACACTATGTGGTTCTGGTAGAGGTGATGGATTAAACTCGATCAAATGATCAAACTCATCGGGAAGGTCACCACACCTATCGAATTCGAGGAGTTTACCCTCGTCTTTAATTACGAACTTTCCTTCAAGATCATCCATTGGATTAATCATAAAATACTCCTAGTTATTTAGAGACCTACGCGGGGTTACGACGCGATTTTTTACGACGCTTTTTCTTAAACAATTTCTGATAGATTGGTCGCACTACAAATAGATCCAATGCTTCTATCAGAAATATCACTCCAAATCCAATGAGGACTCCTGCTAGAATCAATCCTTCAAGTATTTTTTTACCAATTCGTATCATCGCCTTCTGTCAGAGTTCCGACAGTATGTTCTACAATCTCTGTAATAGTTCTATCATGATCGACTACAACATCAACAAGTTTCTCGTACTCGCCATCTAAGGTTCTCTTCATCATAAGTTTAGAATTTGCCACCTTCCTCTCTAAGGCTTCTAACCTCTCTATTATCTCATCATACTTTCTATCAGTGTGTGAAAAGTAATCGCCTGACATGAATCCTCCTAATCTTGTTTTATGTCAAAGTGCCATCTGATATGTTTAATGTAATCAAATGTATCTCCTATATCCTTATCGCAGTCTGTTTCATATTTTCTATCACAAAGAAACTTACGTAATTCGTAGATACTGTCATATGTACCTACTTCGTCAAAAGAATCGTCATACAGAACGTAACGCATAAGAAGAGAAGAGTGTGTAGTATTTATTGTATCAGAGTTTCAACACATTGTCAAGTACAAAGATATCCTACAACATTGTCTGGTAGGTTCTCCAAAGGTATTAGAGAAAGATACTTAGGTATCTTGACTCTCATGTTCTCTGCAATCTTTTTCTTCTTCCATTTAGTGTATGCTTCCTTCTGACACCAGAGGTCAAAGAAGATCTCCATATCATCAGTGATCTCATATTCATGGAAGTATCTCCGAGATATCTTTTCAAAGGGACGTTTCTTCATAAATTCAATATCGACTCCAACACGTTCTCTGGAACATGCTACCACCGCAAAGGTGTGAGTGTCAGATTTATTCCAATGGACGTTTATAGGTTCTACACAACTATCTACAGGTTGCCTTGCAATAAACTCTCTGAGGGCAGCACGAGTTATTGCCTTACCATTATGGTTTGGTTCATCTATGTTTGCGAAGAGGAATACCATAGTAGACCAATCTTCTGTTTCAAAAATTACATGTGGCATTTTTTTGGAAAATTTTTTATTTTATATTACGCTTGCGGATGCAAGACTTTATAGATTAGCTGCTCTGGGACTCCTATAACGGGCGACGGGGGGAACGAACTGTTTTAAAAGTGGTCTTACAAGTATAGAGGTTCGACTTAAAGAGACTAAGACCATTAACTGTGGTAATGCTTCCACAAATGCGTTGCTCACCCGTGCCTATACTATGCCACGTTATTAAAAGGGACAGTCTTCGGGGACTGTGTACTCTGGTTTCTCACCTGATAACCATGCACTGCGTTGGTCGTCTTGCCATTCCATATACGCTACACGCTTGAGCATCTCATCAGTATGTGTTTTTTCCATCATCTGCTCCCACGTCAGATCATGTTCTAGCATATACTCAGTATATACTATGTCTCTGTATAGAGTAGTATCCATATAACCCCCCCCTATGCGAAGAGAGGACGCATCCAGTCCTTAAACTCTTCGCGTCTGTGATCTGCTAGGACTCTCATCTCTTTCTCTGTGATGACGAGATCATAACCCTCTGCTTTCATTTCATCATAACACGCCTGTGAGATGTCCTTATCTGTTAGGTCGTAGTTGTGAAGTTGTACGTGCTTAAAGTAACTCATATAACCCCCCCCTAGTTGTAGATGCCAACTAGTTTTGGATCTCCGTATGATCCGTAAACTACCCTAGTTCCGTTTAGGGCATAGGATACGACTTCTGCATATCCATAATCCTCTGAGATGCTTAAGCATAGTTCATCAGCGAACTGACTAGCAAGGACTGGTTCCTGTATGTTTGTGTTTGGAACTTCAACGAATTTCTCGAACATAATCTAATTTGATGTAAATGTTTTGTGTATATCCTTATTATAAAGGATTGTGTGTGCTAGGTGTGGATATATCTGCAAATTGAAACAATTAGTCATAATACCCTAACTCTTCCTCTTGCTCATGTAACTCTCTTGCTACCATTGTGAAAAAGTCTCTAATGGTCATGTCTGGATAATGAAGTTGATGTTCAACCAACGCACCCATCTGCATATGTCTGCTTTCTTGCATTATGAGTTGTTCCATAACTGCATCTGCGTCTGCTTCTAGTGATTGTTGAGCGTTCATAGTTTTTTGCTTGTTGAATAAGGTCGTAATACTCGGTTAATTCTGATTTGTCCCAAGGTTTCATTATTTCCACCTTGGGTCGTCGATTGCATAATCCCACGGTGCGGGTTCACATATCTTTTCAATGAGTGTGTCAAATGCTGCTTCGGATTCGTCATTAATCCAACCCATATCAATGAAGTATCTCGCCATCTCGACGAGTACTGATTCTTCATCTTCGTTCATAGTGAGATTACGCTCCCACTGTGTTCCGTCTGATTTAGGCATTGTCTCTGACCTCCATCCACTTGAATTCTGAGATGCTACCGACTTTCCAGATTGTAACTGGTTTGCCTAGTTGCTCTGCTGTTCTCTCAGCGTGTGCCTTTGCCTGTGGGAAATGCGAACCGTCAAATATGTCTGCCCATATTTTGACTTCGTTTCCATAGTCTGAAGGTTGAACTGCCCATGTAGTCATAATGCTTTTAGGTGTGAATGATTTGTATATACTTATTATAGCGTCATCGAGGACGTTAATAAGTGATTGTTTGTAAATGGATATATTTCGTAACATTAGTGTCTATCGCTAATGTACCATACTCCATACTTGTTAATTCTCTGAGGTTCAAAGTTTCTCTTTGACATCTCTAGTAGTGCTGATTGGACTATTGGATTGTCCATTGCTGATTGATTGACTAATACCTTTCCGTCGTAGATTGGTTGTAGTTTGTCGTTGAACATAAATCCTCTTGGGTTTGTTTCTTATGATTCTATTATAAAGGTTAGGATTGCACATTACAATAGGAACTGTGCCACTAATGCAACTGGCACATCGGCAGCTGAGATGTTTAGGATCTCAGCAAAGAATAACGCGATGAGACGTAAGAACTCACGTGGTGAAAAGTCTGTCATGTAAATTGTAATATAGGGACATTTGTAACCGCATACATTACAGCATCTTGATTGAATTGCTGTTTATATGCATCACCTACTTTGATTAATGCATCCACTGCAGCGGGATCTTC